TCGACCAGGACCTCCATCAGGCAGGTCCAGCACTGCGCCCCGCGGCCGATCTCCTCCCACACATCGTCGACATAGAGGTGCTGCAGCCCGGGCGGGAAGATGTACCCGACCGCGCGCACGAGTTCGCCCGCCATGACCCAGCAATTGCCGAGCCGGTTGGGCGCCTGCCAGCCGTCATTGCAGCTGACGATATTGGCGCCATCGAGCGCTTGGATCAGCCCGCGGTCCCAGCCCGGGGTCATCGGCACGCAATCGTCGCCGATCAGCCCGAGCCAGGCGCAGTCGCGGAGCTGGTCCCACCATTGGGCGATCTTCTCGGCCTGGCTGTCGCGGCTGCAGAGGGCGTAATGCCAGCCGAGCGGCAGCTCAATCTGCGCGTAAGCGGCCTGGTCGCCGTGGCCGATCAGCACCACGCCGGGGGTCGAGCCGCCGGTGCGGCGGAAGGCGTCAAAAAACCGCGCCAAATTGCCCGGGCGCCCGCGGCTTGGCAGCAGCCACATGGGTCAGGCGCCCATTTTGGCGAAGGCTTGGCGCACCGCACCGCGCGCATCGGCAAAGGGTGCGGTCTTGCAGACAAAGGCCGGCAGGTAAGCGAGCCGCGCGCGGTCGATCAGGTCACCGCGGAATTCGTCGTAGGGGTCGAGTTCGCCGTCACCGCGCTCGGCGAGGTAGCGCGGGTCAACCCCGTCGCAGACACTGATCGCGCGGCAGTCCCGGCATATGGCCGGAAACGCCTTGCCGGCGCGCGTGGCGACCAGGCCGTCCGATTGCAAGGGCTGCAATGGGTAGTGCGGCTCGCAATCGTTGAGCGGCAAGCGCCGCGCCATCGCCGCGGCCGAGACCGCCGCAGGATCGGCCGGCGTGTGGTCGATGCAATTCATCCACTCGTGCGGGTCGTGGCGCACGCCGGTGATGCCGACGAGGTTGCGCTCGAGCCCGCGCATCGTGCACAGCGGCGCGTAGCGCACATTGACCGCAATCCCGGCCGCCTCGAGCAGATCGCGCGCCTCGGATATATACGGGTATATGTCGCTATAGTGCCCTTGCACCTGGCGGGTTGGCCGGTCGGGCCGCGACCACTGGTAATAGGCGTTCATGACGATCAGGTTCGCGGCGTACACCCGGTGCCGGCAGATCTCGGCAGCAATCGCCGGCAGCTCGCGAAAATTGTCCTCGCAGACCGTCGTGTTCGTGCAGTAGTCAAAGCCGCGCTCGTCGAGCCGCTCCATGCCGGCGACCAGCTTGGCCCAGCTGCCGCCGGTCAGGGCCTGCATGCGGTCTTCCTCGACCGCGTGCACCGAGAGCAGAAAATCGGCGACCCCGGCGTCGATCAGCACATCGACCAGCGGTCCCGCTCCGAGCGATGATTTCATCCGCCGGGTCAGATACTGGCCCAGGGTGATGATCCTGAGCGCGAGGCCAGCGGCGCGCGCCTCGACCGCGAGCGCGACGATCCCGGGATGCAAACTCGGCTCCCCGCCGGTCACATCGGCACCCAGAAAGCCATCCTCGGCGAGGCCTTTGGCGAGCGCTCTGATGTGATCGGTGGAGAGCCACGGGGCATGACGCATCCCCGCGAACTGGTCGTCGCTGCCGTCGAGAAACGAGTAGTAGCAAAAGCGGCAGGAATGCACGCATTTGAGGCCGACATCGACGACACCCCAGCGGCTGAGGCGCCCCGGTGTGTGTTGGTGCACCCCTCCCCGGGCGACCGGCCCTGCCGGGCCGTCCCGGGGATCCGCGGGGGCAGGCGCTGACGCAGTCACGATGCGATCATGCCTCCCGGGCGTCTCGTCAGCGTCCGCGCCCGACGATGCGGATCCCGCCGGGGCCGAAACTCAGGGTCTTGGTCTCGTTGCCGACCTGCAGTGTGCACTCGCCGCTCGCCTCGTCGGCGGTGACAATCGCGCCCGGCACATCGGTGTAATCGTCGGTGCGGACGACCTTCCAGCGGCGCTTGTCCTCGGCGCTGTGCCACGACTCCAGCCTCATTAGGTCGTCGGCGCTGCCAGCCGGTCCCAGCCGGCAAAGATGCCGACCGCGGTGATCACCCCGGTGTCGGTCTGCGTCGCCGACAGGTGCGGCAATACCAAGAGGCGGATGTAGCGCCGCGCCCCGGTCAGATCGATGCCCGGCATGCCGGCGGGCGCATTGGTATTGCTGACCACCATGCGCTGAAAGCCGGCCTGGGTTCCGCCGCCCGAAGGCCCGGTGGCGATCGTCGCCGCCGCCTCGGTGGCGAAATCGCTGAAATTGGTGTTGTCGGCGCTGTCCTGGATGTCGAAGTTGAACGACAGTGTGGCACCCGAGGCGAGCTTGGCGCTGTAGTAGACCGCAACGTCCATGCTGAGTGGCATCTCGCCGACAGAAAGCGGTCCGCCGACAAAACCGCCGCGGTCAATGCTGGTGCCGGTCCAGGTCACCGAGTCGGAAGCACCGCCGGCGGTCCAGCTCAGCACCGGCAGCAACGGCTTCAAATCGATCAGCGCGCCGATGTTTTTCTGCAATACAATGTCAGCCATCTTTGGCCAGTCCTTAAACGTAAGACCAAATGGGGTGGGTCCCCGCTTGCGCGGGGATACGCACGCGCGCCTTCAGGGCGCGCTTAGCTAATCGCCGGGGCCCAGCGCACGGTCTGCGCGATCGCCACCGCGCTGTCGTGGCGCAGCTGGAAATCGTGCTCGGCAATCGCCCGAATCAATGTCTGATCGTACTGGAAGGCCGAGACCGTGTTGCTGTTGGCGTCGATGTAGGTGCCCTCGCGCGACACCGCGAGCTCGAGGCTCATCGAGTCGAGGATCATGACCTCGTCCATCTCAGCGAGAAAAATGAACGAGCAGTCATTGTTCGTGCTGGTCGCGTCGTGAATATTGGTCGGGATCTGCGTCGACTTGCGGAACGGGTAGCTGAGCAAGGTGCCGTTGGCCAGTTCCTCGCGGTAGACGTAGACGCCAAGCGAATTCTGCACGTTGTTCAGGTAATTGAAGCTTCGTGGATGGAAGAACCAGACGCGCTTGTCTTCAGGCACGTTGGCGCTGTCGAGCTTGTTGACGAGCCCGCCGAGCTCCGAGGCCGCGGTCGCCAGGGTGTAGGTCTCGTTGCTGGTAATCCAGTTGCCGCCGTTCAGGCCCTGCAGCACAGAGCCGGCGGTGCCATTGGCCGCCAGGGTCGAATTCCCGGTCGAGCTGAAATTGCCGACGGTGCCGCCCTGCGCCGCCGCCCAGGCATTGGCAAACGACAAAAAGCCGCGCGGTGTGCCCTGCGTGCCGTCGCCGATCAGAAACGCCAAATCCTCGCGCAGCGCAATAACTTTCACCAAATCGTCACGGACAAAAGCGTCGACTGCCGGGTCGGCATAGCGCATCAAATCGTTGCCGACCGGCACCAGTGCGGTCAGCTTTTTATAGCTGGCGACGATCTGGTCGAGGGTCTGCTGCGAGGAGGCGATCTTTGCCGTCTCGGTGCCATAGGTCGCGGTCGCCGGGCTCGCCTGACCGGGTAGGGTCATCGTGCCGCGCGGCATCGGGATGACCCGCGGGCCGGCACCACGCACGACTGCCTTGGGGCGCAGTAATTCGATGATCTCCGCGACGTAGTCGGGCGGGACGATAAAGCCGCCACTGGCGCCGATCGAGGCGACCAGAGCCCGGGTTACCGCCTCGGTCACCGGGTGGCGCTCGCCATATTGCTGGACCGCGACGTCGCGCGGGTTGGCAAACGACTGCTGGGCGCGCCCGACCATGCGCATCATGCCGCCGATCACCAGACCCTTGCGGGTTCTGAGACCCCGGTCGATCGCCGCCTGGTCATTGAGGTACGGGTCCCGTTCCGGGGCCGCGGGAACCGAGCCTGCCCCCGCGAAAGCGGGGGCGGGGGCGCCTTGGCCGGCGACCGGCTGAGCGGTTGCGGCGGCCAGATCCAATGCCCGCTGGGTCCTCGTGATCTGGTCGTCGAGCTCGATGACCGCGCGCTCGCGCGCGCTGTAATCGGCCTGCTCGGCCTCGCTCAGTTGCTCCTGGTTGGCTAGTGCCGCAAACGCGTCATAGGCCGCCGCGCGTTGCCGGCGGAGTTCCGCGAGCCTCATTGACTCAATCTCCATGTGATCGGACGCGGCGCCTCACGGCGCTGCCGTGGGAAAAATATAGTTTAAGCGGCCCGGCTCAGTGCTTGCAGGCGCTGCTGGCGGGCGGCGAAGGTCAATGCCCGGCCGTCTTCCGAGCCCTCGCTGTCGCCGGTGCCGGCCGAGGTCTGGATCTGGTGGCTGTCGTTCTCGTCGCCGGGCTCGAAGCCGTCGACCGCGCGCAGGCAGCGGCTGGCGCTGCGGATCGAGCGGGCAATGCCGCGATGGGCGTCGCCCAATGCCTCGTGCTCGTCGCCGAGCCCGGTGTTGTGATCGGCGATGGCGTCGAGGTTGCGCGTAAGTGCCCGGTGCGCCCGCATGCAGCGGTCGCAGCGGCACGGCATGTGCTCGCCGCCGTCGGCACCGTCACTGGCGAGATCGTCGATCGCGGACCGGCAGCGCTCGTGCGCCGTGCCGATGCCGTCGTGACAATCGCCAATGGCGCCGTGGCAGTCGGCCGCGTCGCGGTGGTGCGCCATGGCGCGCGCGTGGTGCGCCTCGACCTGGCCCAGCTGTGCGGCATTGGCGGCCGACAAGGCCTTGCCGGCGCGCTGCGCGGTGACCGCGGCGCGCGCCGCGACATAACCGAGACGCAGCCGCTTGACCGCCGGGGATTTTGCCGCCATGACCAGCGGGTCGGTTTCCCCCGATAGCGACCTTTCGCCGGGCTCGTCATCACCGATGAGCTCGGCGACCTCTTCGGCCGTCATCGCCACGAGCGCCTCGCCGAGATCGCGCAGGCAGGCGGTCAGCATCTCCGGGACGGCCGAGTCGTCCTCTTCGAGCGAGCGCTCGAATTCGGCCATGCGCTGCGCGTCGCACAGCATGTCCAACAGGTAAGCGAGCTGGCCCACGCCATACATGCCGCGGATCCGCGGCAGCATTGCTGCGGCGTGCTGGCGCCGCTGGCGCGGGCGATAGCCGCGAGCGCCGTCAGCCTCGGCCGCGGCGCCCTCGGCGGCGCGTTGGGTCACCAGTGCCGACGGGTCGGCCGGCACCGCGACAAAACTTCCTTCGAGCAATTCCCACCTCGTATATCGTTGGCCGCCCTTGGGCTTTTTCGGGTCGAGCGGCTCGCCGTCGAGCGGCTCAAAACCGACAGAGGCGGCGTTGATGACACCCGATTTAACGAGACCGCGGATCTCGTCCGCTTTGGCGCTGATCCCGGCCGGGGCAAAGCGCACGCGGGCGCGGATCTTGTCGCCGTCGACCGCAATCTCCTCGCAGCGCCCGACCGGGGTCAGCGGGTCGTGCGACCACAGCCACACCGGGTTGGTCTTGTACGACGCGAGCTCGCAGCCCTGCGGGACGAGCACATGCCCATCGCGCGCCAGATAGCCGGTGCTCAATACCAGCTCGACCTCGTCGTCGCCGAGCGGCGTAATCGCCGCCGGCAGCAATTGGCGTAGCATGGCTCAGTCCAGCGAGCCGTTGGTCAGCCAGTTGCCGGCGACGACGCAGGCAAACACCAGCAGCGGAATGGCGTTGCTGCTGGAAATGCTGGACCCCCAATCGACAAAATCGCTGATGCCGTCCATCGTGTCCGACGAGCCGTTTTTGACATAGACAGAGATCGTTGAGCCGCTGAAGGTGGTTACCGGCATAAGTATTACCAGCGCACCGGCGGTGGCGCTGGGCAATTGCAGGCTGTCGTGGGAGCTCGCCGGGGCGGCGCAGGGGGTTAAGCCGGCGGCGAGCTGCGTCGCATTGGCCTGGCCGCCGCCGGCATGCGGCGTCACCTGCGCATTGACCGCGAGTCCGGCGGCCTTAAACGTGCCGTCGCCGGCGAGAAACTGCGCACCATTGCCGCTGGCGTCGGTCGCCAGATCGGCCAGTGCAGCGTCGACCGCGCCCATGCCGCCCGCCATGCCGCTGCTGGCGTTGCTCAGCAATACCCGCTTGGCCATGTCAGGCGGCCTTGCCGGCGGCGATCAGCGCGTTGGCCTCGGCGGTCGAAAGCGTGATCTGCGTACCGTTGGTCAAGGTGCGCGGGTAGTAGAGGTTGGCGGCGGCGCAGCCGGTCATGCTCGGCGGGCTCGGGTAGCCCGGCGGGTAGGAAATCGTGTAATTCGCCGACAGGGTGACCGTGCGCGAGCCCTGGTGCGCCGGCTGCAGCAGATCGACATCGATCTCGGTGCCGCCGGCGGTGCCGGCCTTGGTGTTGCGGTTGCTTTCAGCCATGGCTCAGCTCGTTTGCGGTAAATCCTCGGTGCCGGGCTGGTCACCCGAGGTCGGCACACCGGGTGCCGGCGGGCTGCCGCCCGGCGGGCGGCCGGCGCCATCGGGGGCGACCCCGGTCATGTCGCTGCCGAGTGCGGCAGTATTGGCCGGCACCAGCAAATTGTCGGCGCCGGGCTTCGGCGGCAGACCCTCGGTCCGGCGCTCCTCATTGGGTGTGGTAATGCCCGAGAGCACGCCGAGGCGAGCGGCGTTGCGCCGGGTCAGAATGTCGGCGCGCAACAATTGCGATTCGTCGAGGTCGACATAGATCGGCGGGTCGGCCTGGTCGAGCGCGAAATATTGCTGCAGTTTCTGCTCCCAGCGCTCGAGGTCAGGGGCGACGGTCGCGTTGACATAATCCTGGTCCTGCTGCGGGATGTTCATCGCCGCAGCGCGGTCGGCGACTGCGACCTTGTGCGGCGGCACGCCAAAAAACCGGCAGATCTCCAGCACCGAAAAATTGCGCTGGTTCAGAAACTCCAGATCGACCGAGGTCAATGTCATCGGCTGCCACTTGATGCCCTCTTCGAGCACCGCGGTCGAGCCGACGTTCTGGATCCCCGCCTTATACTCATCCCATTGCGTCTTGAGCCGGCGGGCGGCGGCGTCGCTCAATACCTTGTCGCTCTGCAATACGCCCGAGGGCCGCGCACCATTCGCCATCCAGCGCGAGGCCTGCTGCTCCTGCCCCATCGCCAGACCGACAGCGTCGCGCGCCAGGCCAATCGTCGAGACCGAGACCAGCGAGTTGAAGGTCATGCCGCGCAGGTGCAAGACGTCCTCGGCCGGGATCGCCGGCGGGAAATCGCGCAGCATCGCGATCTGCCACAGGCCAATGCGGTTGACGTTGTAAAAAACACTGCCGTCGGCGGCCTCCAATACCATGACCGCGTCGGGGTTGATCGGGATCAGCTCTTGCGGGTTGCCCCGCGCATCGCGCAGGCAGGCGGCGTAGGCATTGCCGCGCAGCAGGTAGCCGACATTCAGCTGCTCGGCGAATTCGAGCCAGGTCTGCACCCGGTTCGGC